GAAAGCTAAAGGTTAAGCTGCTTTAGCTTTTTTATCCCAGTACTTTGGATTGCCTGGGTCCAGGTAATGACGTTCTGCCCTGGTTCTGTACCAGGCTTGAGCTGCCTGGTTCCATACGCCCAAAAAATTACAAGCCTTACATTCTTTGAAAACATAAGGCTTTGCTTGAGCTGCAAATTTTGGGACGTTGAAAGTTTTTACTGCACATTTTGGACAGTTCATTTACTTAGCACCTTCAACGATACATCTTTTTAAATGCGTTCCGTCTTTATCTGTGTAACGCATGATATATTTATTACCATTTAGAGCTTCATGTCCTTTTGTTTTCCATTCTTCCTTGGTAATTTTGACGAACTCAATTCCGTCAATTACAACTGTGTCCATGTATTTTTTTCTTTTTTCGTTTATTCTTGCAAATTCTTCTTTAGTCACAAACATAATTATTCTACCTCCAAGTTGTTTTTAGCGATACAAACAGCAGCTTTGTAGTTTATCGCCTGGTTAATAGTTTTAAGAGCTTTTTCTTGTTTGGCGTTTTCTTCTTCTGGATCAGTTCCAGCTGGTCTTATCTTCCAGGTCACTTTTTCCATGACCTCGTTAAAAGCGTTAACTTTGCAGATCTCAGCTTTCTGGGTGTCTGTCATCATGTCCCAGTATTTGTCAGCAAAAGCAGCAATACCATCTGGATCTCTGTTACAAGCTACATATTTTACATAACCATTTGGCTCTTGGACAACTAACATTGCCGTCATGTAAGTTCCTTTTTTAGGCTTACACCATTGACCAGTTTTTGGGTTCTTTGTGGCATAACAGAATCTGTCACCGAAACCTTTTTTAGTTTCTACCCAGTATCTTCTCTGGGTCTTGAACTTGTAACCCCAGGGATAATTGTCTACCTGGATCCCAGTTTCAAAGTTTTTAGCCTGGGGAAATGCTTGTTTAGTTTGCATTAACATTATTGGTCCTCCTTGGTTGTTGTTGTTTCTGTTTCATCAATGACAACTTCCAGGTCAACTTGTCTTTCACCTGGTTCTGTCTGATAATTTTCTTGAAGATCGAAGAGGTCTTTGTTTGTTTGGTTTTTCATGGTCCCTCCTGGTTACACTATTAATATAAGTATCGTGACGTTAAACGTCAAGGGCATTGACAAAAAAAAGTGACATTTACATTAAATAATGTCAATGAGCTACCTCGAAGAGTGGCAGAGCTGCCAGTTCTAAGCCTTTAACCTTGGCTGTTAATCTGTCTGCAAACTCTCTAACATGGTTAACGAATTTCTTTTTAGTTCTGCAATGGTTGATTGCAATGTTGCAGCTATCAGCACTATCAAAGCCAATCTTATGAAAGACACCTAGACCTCGCATCATGTGGATCCAGGGACGATCTTTTTTATATTTCATTTGCCAGTAATTCATGTAAGCAAAAACTTCTCTTATCTTTTCCATGTAAGCACTACCAGGTTTGTTCCTGGCTATGTCATATTCCTGGCAGCTTCCGAAACCAATGAAGTTACATATCCTAAATAACTTTTCTAACTGCTCCAGGCTTTCGTTTAAATGCCAGATTGCCATGGCTCTTTCTGGGTATTTCAATTTGTCCTGGCGAAGAGCTTTNGCNATGAGCTTTAAGTTTTCTTCCTCGTTGCCATCAATTACATCTGGNATAACTGCAACAGCCTGGGGACATCTGTCCATTGCTGCATTTGCCCAGGCGTAAAATCCGTCCCACCAGGCATCATCAAGAGTTAATCCTTGTTTCCAGGCAGTAAAAGCTCCATTGTCTAAAATTAGGATCTGGTCTTTACCAACCAGGTCAATACATTCGTCAAGCTGTTCTGGATTCATGTAACTGACACAGAAGCTGCCACCTTTGAGCTGGGGAAGTAATCGCTTTGGAGTTATTGGAGTTCCATGAACTAGTCTTTTCATTTGTTGACCTCCTTGTTGTTACACCTTTGATATGGGTACTATGACGTTAAACGTCAATAGCTATAATGAATATTATTTAAAAAAAGATGCCAAACATCAAAATAGTGTTTGACGGAATGTCCTGGAAAGTTTACTAATTTATATAAAATGAGGTATCAATTCATAATATTTCCTCCCAGAAAATATAACTAGTAACAACCTGGTGCTTCATTTTTTATTTTTTCTAAACAATGTTAAGTACAACTTGGACCAGGGCAGCTCAAACTGTCCTGGCTTTTTTATGGGCAAAGAACGAGTAACAAAGAAACAAATGGAGCTTATCTGCAATGAGCTTATGGAAGGCAGAAGCCTGGCTAAGATATGCCAGGGTAATGCAGACCTTCCCAGCTCAAGAACAGTTACCAGGCATCTCCAGGACAGCGAAGAGAGTTATATCCAGTATCGCAAAGCTAGAGCGATCCAGGGCGAGTTGCTGCGTGATGAGATCATTGACCTGGTGGAACAGAAACTTCCAGAAGATCCTAAGATGGCAATGGCAGAAGTAGGACGTAGACGCCTCGAGGTAGAACACAAGGACAAGTATATTAGGCAGCTACAACCACTAGGAATAAGAGATAGAGCAGAGGATAAGAACGACCAGGTTAGTGGTACGATAACTTTATCCTGGGAGTAGTACGTTTTTTTCTAGGCTCTGTGTCTTGGTTCACACGCACGAGGAAAACTTTAGCCAGGCATTGGTCAGCGATTGGTCAGCAAACTGGCTGTAATCGTTGCTGTACTTGCAGAGGGTCACCAGTTTACAGCTATGGACCCCCACTTGACCAGGACTTTTCTGGGATTTTTGACCCCACCCACCCCCAAATGTTTGGGCGTGTCTGCTATACTATTATGGTACTAAGAAGAGGAGGTACAGCTTGTGACACACATCAATATACCTTACAAGCCAAGACCATTACAAAAGGAATTACACCAGGCTATCTCGGAGCATAGATGGTCTGTCGTGGTATGTCATAGACGCTTTGGTAAAACAGTAGCAGCGATTAATCATTTACTGAGAGATGCTATCCTTACCTCGAAGTCTAACCCCAGGTTTGCATATATTGCTCCTACTTATCGACAAGCCAAGAACGTAGCCTGGGACTATTTGAAACAGTTTGCGAGTGCAATACCTTTAGCCAGGTTTCACGAAACAGAACTGAGAGCAGACTTGCCTAATGGTGCAAGGATCCAGTTACTGGGAGCTGAGAACCCAGATAGTTTAAGAGGAATATATCTTGATGGTTGTGTACTTGATGAAGTCGCAGATATGCCAGAGAGTTTATTTCCAGAGGTTATTAGACCAGCATTGTCTGATAGGAACACCAAGGAGAAACCTACCTGGGCGTTATTTATTGGAACACCTAAAGGCACTAATGCTTTTTATGATTTATATGAAGCTGCCCAGGAACAAGAAGATTGGTTTAGTGTTATTTATAAAGCAAGTGAAACTAGCATTGTAGATCCAGAAGAACTTGAAGCAGCTCAATCTATGATGACGCCAGATCAGTTTGCCCAGGAGTTTGAATGTTCCTGGGTTGCGAATGTACCTGGGTCCATTTATGGCAAAGAGTGCCAGGCTGCTTTAGATGAAAGAAGAATATCGAATGTGCCTTACGATCCTACAGCCAAGGTTGATACCTGGTGGGATCTTGGTATTGGCGATAGTACAGCGATTATCTTTACACAGAGTATTGGTAGAGCTGTTCATGTTATTGATTTTTATGAAAGTAGAGGTGAGGGACTACCCCACTATGTAGATGTTTTGTCCAGGAAGAACTACCTTTATGGGACCCACAACGCTCCACATGACATTGATGTGAGGGAACTGGGTACTGGAAAATCCAGGAGAGAGATTGCCTGGGACCTTGGGATTAATTTTCGTGTTGTCCCAAAGCTGCCAATAGAAGATGGTATCCATGCAGCTCAGTTGTTAATAACCAGGACCTGGTTTGATAGAGATAATTGTAAACATTTTTTAGAAGCTTTGCGTCAATACCATAGGGCATATAATGAAAAGACGAGATCCTTTCGTGCAACGCCAGTTCACGATTGGTCAAGTCATGCAGCAGACGCCTGGCGTTATTGTGCTGTAGGTATAAGAGAAGGGAAGGGATATGATAGACCTCCCCAAAATTTTGCAGATAATAAATATAACCCTCTAGGAGTTGCAGTATAATGGGATTTTTGAAACCAAAAACACCACCTCCACCACCTCCTCCTCCTCCAGCACCTCCAGTAAGTGGTCCTGGAAGTGTGAAGCCTGGTACAAATCCATATAAACCAGTAACAGATGAGGACGCAGAAACAACAACGATTACACCAAAAGATGTTGTTAGAGCTGGTTCGGAAGAAGAGTTTTTGAAAAAGCAAATGAAAAATAAAAAGGGACGCAAATCTACAATACTTTCTGGACCTATGGGCGATACGTCCCAGGCTACTTTAAAGTATGGTAGTTTACTGAAAAATTGATTACCCCATTTTATGGCAATCAGAACATTGCCAGGTATCAGCTTTTAAAAGCAATGGATAAAGCTGAATACCAATATAAAGATAAACATTTAAAGATTATTGATTATGCAATTATCCTGGAATGTATCAATGAACATAGAGAAATAGCTGGGTATATCTGGTTTTACAAGACCAGGAACGCAGAGACAAAATGGTCGGTGCATATCCTGGTGTATGAAAAGTTCCAGGGAAAGTTTTTTACCAGGACCCTGGTCAATGCTGTTTTTGCTTTTGCCTGGGTAATGGGTGCAGAAGAAGTACTAACAGAAAATTTTGAATCAAGTCTTGCTGAAAGAATGGGTGCAAAGCTCATTGAAGGGCAAGTGAATATAAAACTACCACATGAATGGAGATAAGCATGGGTGCAGTTGTAAATTTAGTTAAGAAGGTTACTGGTGCAGCTACTGGTGCAACACCACCAGCACCACCAGAAGAGGAAGAAGTAACACCTACGCCAGAGCCAACACCAACACCTACGCCTACGCCAACTCCATATCAAGAACCAGCACCAGTTCCAGAACCAGCACCAGTTCCAGAGCCACCAGCTCCAGAACCAGAGCCAGAGCCAATAACGCCTAAAGATCCAGTAAGGCAAGGTGACCCTGGTACTGTAGGTACTGGTCAGTATAAAAAGAAAAGAAGGACCAAGACTAAAACAGTTATGACAAGTTCAGCTGGTGTTCTTGGTGCAGCACCAGTTCA